CAAACGCGACACTTTTGGTCTTCTTTGGGAGAGGCCCTTTCAGAACTCCACAGCCAATCTTGGCGGCATCAGCCACCACAAGGCGCATCTGTGCCGTGTAGTTGCACTCTATGTGCCAATCTTCTATCTGCTTTTCGGCACCATCAGCCTTCTTTTTGGATTCCTTAAGCTCTTCCTGAACTTGGCTGACAAGTTGATCTCTGACTTGAACGGCTTTTTCCGCCCCCGCCTGAATTGGGTCTTCCTGATCGTCAAAGCGGCCTGTATCTACTTGATTTTGGAATTCGCTATCAATCTGATTCTGAACTTTCTTAGGTACTTCTCCGCCCGCTATCTGAATTAAGTCAGGAACTGGCGTTGGCTTAATAGACCATCCCTTCTCATTGCTGGGAAGCAGCATGTCGCCAACCCTAGCGTCGGCCGCATCTACATAAGGCCTAGTGACATTGAAAAAGATTGTTGATCCGTCAGGCCGATCCCCTCCAAGAGCAGCCTGGCCCATAGGCTTTGTTCTCCAAGCCTTGGATTCACCACGATTGGTGTCATCGACACCCTCGTAATGCTCTTCATCTTCAAGCCATTCTTCCTCAATACCGGATTGTGATCTTCCGTCTATCGCATGAGATCTTTTTTGAGCGATCGCCATGCCAAGATTCTTTAGCATGGTATCAGTATCGTCAATCGATCCTTCCATGCCTTCTTCGCCAGCAGAAGATGCAATGTCATCCTCCTCTTCCGTTTGCATCATTTCACTCATGTTGTCCCCAGCTCATAAAGCTCCGTTAACCGTTTCATTTGCCGAATAATAATCTCTTGAAATGTATTTCCCTTCCGGTAATTCTACGACGAGTCCTGCCGGTACGCCAGCATCCACCCCTCTAGCTAACTTCACTTTACGGATCGCCTCAGCCTTAGTCAGCTTGTCGTCGTCAGGGAAGTCTATGGAGCTTATCTCTAAGGACGTCATAGGCATGTCTATAAGCTTGCTAAAACGCACTGTGCGGCCGCTAGGCAGCCTCTTAGGACGCATCACCTTCCTGCGATCCTCAGCATCGGCTTTAACTTGCGCCAGGGTCTTTTGAAGAGACTTTTCTTGTTCCAAAATTAGATCGTGCTCTTTCTGACTTATCTCCAAACTTAACTCATGCTCTTTTTGCGCTCTTATCACTGTCCCGTAAAATCCTAAAAGCAATAATATAATGCTGGCTGCAGAGGTTGCGCTATAAAAAACAAAATCAAGCTCAAGATAATTCCCCGCAAACGAGCAAATAAATCCCACGCCCCCTATTGTCATCAACTTTTCTGATGGCATCGAGCCAAAAAAACCTTTTGCTACTTCTCCCCCATCTAATTTAACAACCATTTCAGCACCTCCTGCGCCAGATAACTAGGGGGATATACCTCTCGCCTCCATCTCTTCCCGATCCGAATCTAAACGAATCTGTTTAATTTCTAATCTTCTTACTTCTCTTTGCTGCGGCGGGCTTAAATCAGGAAGCTGGTCTAGCTGGGTCAGCCTAATATCGACAATTACTGACGACATCTCATTTCTAGCATATTTAGACTCATCTTTTGTCAGAAAAGTGAGATCCATCCACCAAGCCCCGCCCAAAGCGGCAACTAACAACGCCAGCAAAGTTGAAGGGTCAAGTCTTTGAATCAAAAAATCTATAAGATTATTCATCCATTTCTTCCGGAATATTCTTCATAGCCAAGAAGTATCTCTCCAGTGGCCCCGGCCGCAGGTGCGACAACAATATTGAAGGGGAACTCAATACCCCCCTCGTAATACTCTATCTCGTCAGCCGCCTTTGCCGACTTTAGCTTAATGACACTTGCCAGGCCGTCATTAATCGAGCAAACATGAGCAGAAAGAACCGTATTTACCCGGATAAGTTTCAAGAGAGCCGGTGTAGTTATGGCGGTCACTTTCCCCAGAGATAGGTCGACAATCACATATTGCAAAATTTAAGGCCTGTCATCTCTAATTCGAAGAGAGCAAAAGAATGTCTCTGCAGACTCCGGGACGTAGCCATTTTGCATGATCGGATACCCATATAGCTCTCTCGTACCGCTAATATTAAATGGCAGAGCAATATTTTGTACGATGTTGATTTGGTCGGTTGCTGTAGTAGTCCAGCCGCCTGTAGGGAATGTGACAACCCCCACACACGTTAATAGCTCGGCATTAGTCAGTGTATTCGGTGCATTATCAGCATCTACGCCTACATCGGTATGAAATAAGAGAAGATCTATCTCCGGCCCTACAGCTACCGTCCCGCTAATGACCATTGTGGCCGATACAATCTCCCCTGTCTTGCTTCGATCGCCAACGACTCTTGGGAAGGTGTAATGAAGATTGCCAGTAGCGTCAGCCAAAGCATCTCCAATCGTGTATGTGGTGGTGTTGGCGGGGCGAGTAATAAGATTACCCCCGACACTACTGCTTTGAATAGACTTTATAGCTAATATGGATTCTGACATTTTATCCTCGTTGTTTAATAACCCACACCAGAATCGGTATAGGCCCTTCTTTTAAAGGTTGGCATGGGCTTGGCCTCCATAGGCCCGATAATTTTCATCTCATCATCACAGATTCTACTCATCATATCCAAGAAGTCATCCCACTTGGAAACGGGAAAATGAGAATACTCAACTTCTATTAGATCTGCGATTATATCTCTGCTTGTCCCGTCTACCATCGGTTTCATCAATCTTTCTGGTAACCAGATCTTCCCTTGGCTCAAAAGCGGGATCAAACGACGGATACGATCCTCCTTTTTTAGCGAGCCACCAAGCTCAATAATCTTAAACCGATAGTCTAAGACCTCCATTTCTGCTTGTATGTGGGCAATATCGCTTTGCGCTCCGTATTGCTCATAGCCTACTCCCTTTGGCTTGTACTTGTGATGCCACTCGAATAACAGCTCCGTGCGCTCAACCAAGTTCAGCCGGTCACGAACCCCGTCTATTAGATAGTATTGGTCATCCTGGCCTTTGCCAAAGACTCCCATTGCCGTATTGTCTCTTTTCCCTGTTACGCCGGGTTTTCTTTCCCCAGCAGGGTCTACCAGTATTATTTTGTTGCAGCGTTTTGGTGGAGTCTTGTACGTCATGAGCCAGTCTAACCGCAGTTCGCCCCCTCCTTTCGGTGACGGCCTTTGCTGATACTGCCCTGCTGTATTGTATGGCCCCCACTGCTCCTCCTGAGCCAAAGCCGCAGCCTCGTTGACGCGAGACTCAAACATTAGCTCCCCAGGGTAGGTTCTTGGATCAAAGAGGTCAGGCCGATTAATATCTTTGCCAGCATCGAATGCCGACTCACCTTCGTATCTCATGGGGATAATTAGATGAATCCAAGGCTCTTTCTCCAGACTTAGCAAATAGCCAGTAAGGTCTTCCGAGTGAAGCCGCTGCATGATCACAACGATCGCGTCTTCATTCGGATTGTTCATTCGGGATGTCCAGCCCTCCTTCCAAGCATTAAGAACCTGCTCCCGCTTTACGTCAGAAAGGTTCTTTGCGTCATGAGGATCGTCAATAATCAGCGTCTGACCCCGCTTACCAGTAACGCTCGACGTCATCGACTGGGACTGCCTATGCCCCCGATTTTCATTAGCGAATAGACCTTTCTCGTCTTGCTGACGATCCATTGTAACTTTATCGCCCCATCTTGTCTGGAACCACTCAGATGTCACCAGTTGACGCATCTTTACAGCATCACGCAAAGCTAGAGACTCATCGTTGGATCCGCAAAGAAATCGATGGGAAGAATCAGTCGCCCATGTCCACGCAGGCCAGAACACTGAAACAATCAATGATTTCATCGTCCCAGGAGGAATGTTGCAGATTAAACGCTTAATCTCTCTAGAGCTAACCTTCTCCAGATACGCGCAAATAAGACTTAGGTGCCAGTTCCACTGCAAAGGATTTGATGGCTCGAGAATATGCCACCCGCCTTTGATAAAATCAGCCAGATTCTCTTCTTGGCTGGCTTTAAGGGCCCTCTCAGATACTTGCTGCCGTAACGCCTGTATTTGATCCGGGCTCAATTGAGAGAGATCCACTGTCAGCCCTGGCTTTTTCACTCCTCTCATCGGCACACTTCTTCCTATATTTCCGCATGTAGTGTTTCATATAAACCCTTCTGGAGCTTAATTTCTTTTTGTAGCGCCTTACTCTTGCCGACTTCTTGATAAACTGGGATAGCTTATTTACCTGGGCTTCGTACAGCTTACATTGCTCACAAGAGGCCGATTCCAGCATATTCGCTATATCAGCAAGCTTTTCTTCAACCGTCTTCTCAGGCGGCATTGGGAGGCTCCTCCGAAGGCTGCGCTTCTTCTAACTGTATCTCCATAATAAATCGGCGCTTAAACGCCTGATACATCTCTTCGATCAGCAGGGGAGCTATTTCATCCTTCCCAACAAATTGGCCGGTAATGACGCTCCCCATAGGAATAACATACTCGGATCCTCCGTAAGTTTGGAAAAACTCCACCATGTCGTCGCTCGTCATGGTTCCTTGCTCGCCTCTAATTGCCATACAACATCCCTAACATCTATTATTTTGCAGCTACGCCACTCTTCTTCTCATACGATCGCATCGCCCCAAGGCCCAGCATCCCCATCAGCACAGGCATCAGAACCGTTAAATCAACTACGGGCAGTACCGGTGGATCAGGCATAAGAATCGCGGCAGCAA